ATAGAATACGTGAGTTAGCTGGTTTAAGATAAGTTAGCTAACCCACTTATAAGTTTTATTTCTTTTTCTTTAAAAAAGACTTGACAAAGGTTGTAGACGGTGTTATTATTAATACTGTGCTATAACATATAAAGGCACAGAGCAACATAGGTTGCTCTAATCATAGGCAAACATTATAGGAGAAAAGGCACTATGGCATCATTAGCAGAAATCCGAGCAAAGCTCAAAGAACAAGAAGCCCGTTCAAGCGGCGCATCAACTGGATCAAACGGTCCTAACCCAATTTACCCATTCTGGAATATCAAAGAAGGCGAGAGCGCAACGTTCCGTTTCCTACCAGACGGTAACAAAGATAACACTTTCTTCTGGGCAGAACGTTTGATGATCAAACTTCCGTTTAGCGGAGTAAAAGGTGATACTGGCTCTCGTCCAGTACAAGTACAAGTTCCGTGTATGGAAATGTACGGTGAATCATGCGGTATTCTTAACGAAGTACGCGGCTGGTTCAAAGACCCTACACTAGAAGACATGGGTCGTAAGTATTGGAAAAAGCGTTCATACGTATTCCAAGGCTTTGTCACTGACAATCCTTTGGCAGATGATCAAGCACCAGAGAATCCAATTCGTCGATTCATTATTGGCCCACAGATCTTCCAGATCATTAAGGCAGCATTAATGGATCCAGACATGGAAGAATTACCAACAGATTATACTGCTGGTGTAGACTTCCGTTTAAACAAAACTAGTAAAGGTGGTTATGCAGACTACGGCACAAGTAATTGGGCACGTAGAGATCGTCCACTTAGCGATGCTGAAATGAATGCAGTTAACACACACGGGCTGTTTGACCTAAGTGAATTCCTTCCTAAGAAGCCAGATGCAACTGCTGTTAAAGTGATGCAAGAAATGTTTGAAGCGTCAGTAGACGGCGAAGCATATGATGCAGATCGTTGGAGCAACTACTTCCGTCCAAGCGGTATGCAAGCACGTACTGGTGATCCAACGCAAGCAGCAAGCCCACAAGCAACTGCTGTAAGCCAAAGCGCACCTACTCCAGTAGCAGAAGCAAATGACGTTCCTTTTAAGTCAAATGAAGAAGTAGCGGCAGAGGCAGCACCAGCGGCTGGTGGCGGCGCAAGTGACATTCTTGCAATGATCCGCGCACGTCAAGGTTAATAAAGCAAGCTAAAAGGGTTGCTTTGCTAAAGAGCAACCCTTTTTAGTTGCCCTACGTTACAGCTTATTAGGAGAAAAACATGGCTAAATCATTTGATGTTAGTAAGTTCCGCAAGGACTTGACTAAAAGTATCTCAGGCATGAGTGCTGGATTTAACGATCCTACTGATTGGATTTCAACAGGATCATATGCACTAAACTATCTTATCTCAGGAGACTTTCACAAAGGTGTTCCGCTAGGTAAGGTTACTGTGTTTGCAGGCGAATCAGGAGCAGGTAAGAGTTATTTCTGTTCAGGTAACATTGTAAAACACGCACAGGATCAAGGTATCTTTGTAGTATTAATTGACTCAGAGAACGCACTTGACGAGAGTTGGCTACAGGCTCTAGAAGTTGACACAAGTGAAGAAAAACTTCTTAAACTTAATATGTCAATGATTGACGATGTAGCAAAAACTATCTCAACATTCATTACAGACTACAAAGCAATGGCGGAAGAAGATCGTCCTAAAGTGTTGTTTGTAATTGACTCACTCGGTATGTTGCTAACACCTACTGACGTTGATCAGTTTAACAAGGGTGATATGAAGGGTGATATGGGTCGTAAGCCTAAGGCATTGACTTCACTTGTTCGTAACACTGTTAATATGATTGGCTCATTGAATGTCGGACTAGTATGTACTAACCACACATACGCATCGCAAGATATGTTTGATCCAGATGACAAAATCAGTGGTGGATCGGGCTTTATCTATGCATCAAGTATCGTTGTTGCAATGAAGAAGATGAAGTTGAAAGAAGACGAAGACGGTAATAAGATCTCAGAAGTTATGGGTATCCGTGCTGGTTGTAAAGTAATGAAGACACGCTATGCAAAACCGTTCGAAGGTGTGCAGGTTAAGATTCCTTATGAGACTGGTATGAATCCTTACTCGGGCTTGGTTGAATTGTTTGAGAAGAAGAACTTGTTAGTTAAGCAAGGTAATCGACTCAAGTATGTTGACTTGGCAGGTAACGAACACATTGATTATCGTAAGCAATGGCTTGGACCTAAACTTGATTTGATTATGTCAGAGTATAATGAAAAAATTGCACCTGTGGTAAATATCGACGAAGTTGATGAAGAAGCAACTATTGATCAAATTGAGGAAGCTACAATAAATGAATGAAGAACACATCAGTGACATCTGGACGATGTTTAAAGAATATGTAGACAAGAAACAAATGGATCTTGTCGCCGAAAAGTATGTTGATCTATTAGCAGACTACGGTGTTAGTGATGAAACTTTTAAAGAAGTCATTGGTACAGATTCTAGTCTAGACGAAGCCATTGGCTATTATTTAGATCTAGATAATGTAGACGAAGATGACGACGATTGGGATGAATAATGGGATGGTATTCAGAAGTATCACGTGATATATCTAAGATTCCTGATGCGGTACAGTTCTTTGAAGACGAGTTAATTAATGCTCGTGTTGAAGTAAAACTTAAAGGCAATGTTGAACGTGCCGCGGCAGAAATGCCCGGCATCGTTGAACATCGTTTTAACCAGCTTCAAGAAATCGAAGCCATTCTAAATTACTTAAATATTGAACTACGTAGATTGCGTAGTATGTATTTTAAGAAATATCTAGAAAACTATCAACGAGCTCTGTCAAGCCGTGACGTTGAAAAATACGTCGACGGTGAGGCAGACGTTGTTGACTATGAAAAGATTATTAATGAATTTGCTCTTATGCGCAATAAATGGTTAGGTTTACTAAAAGGTCTTGACCAAAAGCAATGGCAAATTACAAACGTAGTCAAGCTCAGAGTTGCAGGCATGGAAGATGCAAGTTTGTAAATACTTGCATGAAAACATTTATTATTCGTCTTGAAGAAAACGAACACTCGTGCTGCATGGCACAAGAGTGTTATGATCAGGCTGTTATCCACGGATTGCAGCCTGAATTCTTTAAAGCAATTAACGGAAATGATTCAGCCTGGCATTACGAAATAACCGGAATTAAAAAAGCACATAAATTTAAAAAAAATAGACTCGGTGTACTTGGTTGTTTTTTTAGTCATTATTATTTGTGGTTAAAATGTATTGAAGAAAATACACCATTTGTTATTTTAGAACACGATGGATTTATTTTAAAACCATTTGATAGTAGTATTTTAGATACATTTGAAGATGTATTAAAATTAGACAGGCTAGATCCATTTAGTAAATCTTATGAAGAGCTAATTGATCAAGAACTTAATTTACCCTTTAGTGTAACAAAATATATAAATTTAGAAAATAAAAATCCTATTAAGATTAATACTGGAAATTATTTTAAAGGTGCTTATGCATATATAATAAAGCCTGTAGCTGCAAGCAAATTAATTAAATATATTAAACAATACGGTCATGTGCCAGCAGATCAACAAATAGGCGATTGGATTGTAGATACTAAAACTACTGTGCCTAGTTTAGCCAGGTTGCATCCTTATTATGCCATTGGCACAAATATAAAACAATCTAGTTTAACTAGAAATCTAAAAGGAAATAACTAATGTCAAAAAAATTAAGAAAAGCTATTGCCTCAGGTGAAGTAGTCGATACATCAGAAAAAAGAGATAACTGGTTTAATGAGTATCACGATATTCCTGAATTAGGAATACACGGTACTCGTAAAGTTAATGACAGAATTGCACATTATAATCAGTCTGATTTTAAGGATGCTACAGTTATTGACTTGGGCTGTAATATGGGGCAAATGTCATTTCAAGCAGAAAAATGGGGAGCTAAAAATGTAATAGGTGTAGAATATGATGCTACTGCTATTGCTAATGCAATCAAAATAAAAGAACAATTAAAATCTAATGTAAATTTTGTAGTCGATGATCTAGATAGTAATTTCTTTTGGAATAGTATACCGACTATGGATGTTGTTATGTTCCTTGCTATTATTGACACAATTGAACTCGAAAATAGATACGGAATATTATCCAGAGCATGTGCAAAAACTAATAAAGTTATGTATTTCGAAGGACACGGTAAAGCACCAACAAGCAAATATTTAAAAAATATTATTGATTATACAGACTTTTCAAATGTAATATTCAAAGGATATACTCCAACTAAGCGTCCGTTCTTTAGATGCACTAGGGATACACTCACAAGCCAAGAATGTATACAGAAAATTGTAGATTCGAAATATAATAAAATTGCAGTTGTTGGTAAATCTCTTTCAGGTAAAACTACAATTAGAAACAATTTACAAAAAGTAAACAATAATAACTATACAATAATTGATGATTTAAAAATATGGTCAGATGCTGGAGCAGCAACTCAAATTGAAGTATCTGATTTAAATAAATTTGAAAAGTTTGTATGCTTCGATTATCGCGCACTAGAATATTATGACGAATTCGATGTTGTTTTCTTTGTTACAGCAAACGAAGATTTAATTGGACAAACTAGAGAAAGAAAAAATCCTATGAGAAGTCCTTCCATAAAAAATTACAATACACTTAAAGAAGTGTACACTGTGAAAACTTACTAGGAAAAAACAATGAAAATTAAGTCAGCAAAAAAACTAGATGCAAAATTCCATTATAAGTGGAGCACACATCAACCTGTAACTAACACAATGTTAGAAGTATTAGAGCCTGAATTAGTTGTTGAAATAGGCATTGGTAGATACTCGTCTCCAGGATTAATAACATCAAATGCATTGAAAACAATTCATATTGATAACGAACCAGGCTGGGTTGATCTAGTTAAAAAAGAAAATGCTGAAATAATAACTGACAAAAATGAATTTAGAATACATGATATTATTCCTTTAGGAATTGCAAGTTTAAAAGTATTACCGTCAGAATTAAATC